CACCAAACTTCTTGATGTAGCTCTGGGCGTTGGTCCCATAACGTGCCTCAACGCTGACGCCCTTAAAGTTGTAATCCGCATCGGTGAGATTGGTGACATCGGCACCAGAGCGAAGAATTGGAGTGTCTGTCAGATAGACATCCTTAAGAAGCGCCTTGTTGTAATTATCTGTGCCACGGGTGTAATCACGCGCAGACGGGAATCCTTCGATCTCACCTTCGCAAAGCAGATCAAGAATGTTGCCAAAGGCAGTAGATGCCAGGTTGTCCGCCGTGCGGATTGGCGTTCTGACGGCTGGTGGTGCTGACTGCTGAACAACAACGGTTTGCTGGACAACTGTTTGCCCGCCACCGCCACCGCCGCCACCACCTGCGCCGATGATCTGATTCTGCTTTTTCTTCGCCATGTCAGATCGTGTCAACGTCGATGCCAGCGGAGATCACCACCGATCCCACGATAGTTTCGCCGTAGACCACAGGCACGGGAGTCCCTTGGCGACTGGTGTTCTGAATCCCACTAAAGCTGTAAGACTCTTGCGGGTCCATTTCGGTGCCTTCCGTTGTTGTACTCCTTCCGCCTCCTGGGTTCATTGATGCCGGACCGATCTGTCCGATCTGCGGGGTAGGGCTTAGCAACTGGGCAACGCCGCCAAGGATCAACGCCGCACCGATGTAACTAGCTGCTGTTGCGACAGTCGTCCATGCCGCTGCGCTAGCCACTGGTCCGCCGAATACGCCAAACACTGTGCCGCCAAATAATCCACCGCCAGGCAAAGCCAAGGAGATGGCAATCAGAGCCGCACCAGCGATGATCTTGCCGACACCGCCACCCGCACCGCCCAAGACAGGGACGATCTTGATGGTTTGGCTGACTGGGTAATGAACTTCGTCTAAATCGCTTTCGTGGCTATCAACAATGACCTTGTAATACTGGTCCGCCATGTGGCGCTCTAGCCCAGGGAAATTAGCAAGCAGCATCCTGATCGCTTCGCCTGCGCTGCTGATCTCCGCTAAAAACTTCCGCTGACCAACAAACTTAGCCAGTGGTCCGTAGAGCCTGATCTCCTTTTCCATAACGCAAGACCCTACCGGTGCATTTTAGGAGCCACTCACCCAGCAGATCACGGCTAGACAAGCGTCCACGCAAGTGATGCAGCACTAGTTGATCACCAATGTAGACCCCAACGTGATTGAGCTTGCCGGAGTCAATCGCCATCAGCATGGCGTCGCCAGCCTGCATCTCTTCAACCGGCACCTCATAAAAACCAGCTTCGCTCCAGCAGTCGTCAAACATTGGGTTCTGGTTGAACTCTTCTGGAGTCGTCGGACGATCCCAGTCAGGCAGTTCAATCCCCTGCTCGCCGTACCAATCGCGGACCAAGGTCCAGCAGTCACTAACACCCCAAACCCATGAACGCCCGATCAGCGGCGCGACAAATCCTTCAGGGACACACTGCCCCCATTGCTCGGTCTTGGGATTGACGATGTACCAAGGCAAGCCAGATTTTTCGCAGGCGACCTTGTCGGCTTCGCTTGGGATTGGCGGCGTGACTGGATGACTGTGGATAACCGCAGTGATCTCGCCTTTGTCCTCGGCTGCCGCGTAATCCACTGGGTCAAGGATGAAGAACTCGTTCCCTTCCGCCAGATTTCGACACGGGAAATAATGTTCTCGCCCCTTGACCACCACCAGCAGACCACAGGCTTCACGCGGGTCTTCTGCTTTCGCGTGCTCCAGTGCCTTTGCCTTAGCCGTCGCCTTCATCCGTTAAATGCGCCGATGCCAGGGAATCCTCCGAAAGGTAACTCAGCCGTCGAGCCGAAACGAGCCTGGCAACTGCTTAAACGTTTGCCGCATTTGTCATCAGCAGAATCCGTGACAGCTTTGTCGTTCTCGTCAAAGAAACTGCTGCCGCTGTAGCCGCACTCTGAACCCTTGTAAATCCAAGGGCAAAGATTGGCGCTGCACTGACGTTTAGGGGCGCGAACTCCCGCCAAATCAAAACTCGCGCTTAGCTCAAAGGTGACCGCGTCTCTTGTCTCGCTGACCTTTCGGGCAACGTAGTAAATCTCAGACGGCAACGTCGCTGATGTGTCTGGCGTTCCGTAAGGATTTGTGCCGCCAGTGAAATTGACAGCGTCGATGTAGCGAACGAGCGTGCGAATCCGGGTCAGCTTGGCGCCGGTCAGATCGTTGCCTGCTGTCGTTTGATTCACATCAAGCAAGATTGCTGTGATGCTGCCGAGCAGATTAGCGACCCTGATTGTTGGACGCGGCAGGCTGCCGCTTTCGGCGTTGTATTCAAAACCCTCGACCTCTATTGGCAGAGCTGAGTAGGTGTCGCCGTCCCAAACGATGTTCCCGTTAGTGCTGAGCGCGTTGGTGCCAGCGTGAAAGCGATAAGTGAAGTCGCTGCCATGGATGTTGGCAAACAGCTCCAGCTCAAACAGCTCGATGATGCTGCTTGGATTGATCTTTTGAAGCTCGGAGACTGGAACCGCCATCAGGGCTCAAAGACTTGAATGAACCGTGCCGTGATTGTGGCGCGGTTGTTGTAGGGAATCGACTTGCTCCATTCTGGGCAGATCCACTTGTAAGAAGTGGTCTCGTCTAATGGGGTCCAGTCAAAGCTGGCAGAATCCTCGGCGCGGGCGTTTAGGAACGTCTCAATGGTGTCGGCATCGGTCTCCGAGACATTCCAGGTCAGGTCCCACTCCTTAGGGTTCATGTGAGATGGGATGCCGTAAAGCAGCCGCTGCTGATAACCATCACCGAACTGAACAGTGCGAGTGCGTGGGCGGCTAGTTTTCTGCGCGCCGTATGCCGGTGTGACCGAGGGGAAAGTAGCCATTAGGCGAGCAAGCCTCCAGGACGCTTTTGCTTGATTAGTTCTTGACGGATAGCAACGCCGATGGCTTCGCCAAGGCGCTTGGACTCATCAACATTCCCTTCAACCCTACTGCCGGTGGCATCGACGCTCACATTGATTGTGGCGCCGCCTAGGGCATTGTTCGGGGCGATGCTACCGCTGCGCCCTGGAGTGAACAGCTCAGGACCTCGCTCGCCAACGATCGAGGTTTGCCCTGCGCTGATGGAACCGCCATCAGCAAAGCGCGGCAGACTCTTGAACAACGATGAGCCAGGGAACAGGCTGAACAGGGCAGTATTGACTGCGACCTGCAGGAGCTGGTTCGCCAGGTTGCGGAGCATGTTGGAGGCGACTTCTGCCAGCGATTTGGTTTGATCAACTGCTGCCATCAGCATGTCGCTGACGCCTGTTGCGATGGTCTGCCCAAGCTGCCCGTAGATCTGATCAAGACGCTGCGCTTCTTTCTGCTGTTCTCGGAGCGCCTTTGCTTCCGCGTCTGCTCTGTCTTTGTTTGACTTCTTGAGAGCCTCGCTTGCCTCTACGCGTTCATAAGTTTGGATTGTCGCCTCAAACAAGGGTTTTAGCTCTTCATTGCTGAGCTTCGGGAACTGCCGCTTGATATTTGCGAGGTCGATGTTTAACTGGAAAGCCCTTTCTTCTTCAGCGTTCAGAGCAGAAGCCAATGATGCCCTATCCCGCTCAGCCTGCAAAACCTTTGCCAGCTCTTCGCGTTGCCGCTCAAGGGGCGTCTTGCCTTTCTTTTCTTTTTTCTTGTCTGGGCCTAATGGCATCCCAGGGGTCACGGTCCGCAAACCACCTTCACCTCTGCCAAAAGCCAGAGCAAGCCCCTTGGCTTGTTCAAGAGCAGAAAGGTATTTCTGCATAGTTTCAACCAAGACTTGAGTTACCTGCCTCCCACTGCCTTCAGCAATCACCTTGGCTTCTTCTTTGATACCTGCAAGCCCAGTGCCAAACGGAGTGATGGTGCCTTTGAAGAGCTCTTCGGCGCCAGAAATGCCGCCAAGTGGTGCCAAAGGCAGCCTGCCACCTTTGATTGCAGTGGCGGCAGCAGCAGCTTTTGGCTTTGTGATTGCATTGACAAGGTCGGCAACCGTGCCGAGGGTCTGGGCTGCGATAGAGCCGAGCTCCTTAATGACAGGACCAAGGCTTTCAAGCAAATCTTTCAGCCCCCTGAAAGCAGC